GGAGTCCTGTTCGTGGAGCAGGATGATTTGCGTATCCGGCCTGGCGACACGCCGACGCCGTACCGCTATCAATACTGCCCGCTGACGGAAAACCTCCTGGCGACAAACGACTACGGCAACGTCGACACGAATTTCCGGATCCGGCGATTCACCGTCAAGCAACTGGTGCAGAAATTCGAGAGCAAGCGGGTCTCCTCGCGGGTGAAACAGGCCTGGGACAACGGTGAATTCGAGACCATCGTCCCGGTGGTTCATGCCGTGTGCCCACGCATGGAAATGGGCTCCGCCAATCTCGAGGGCACCATGCGCGGGAGCCAGATCGCCAGCTACTACGTCGAAATCGACACCGAGCACATGCTCGCCGACGGCGGCTTTCACGAATTCCCCTTCTCCGTCTACCACTGGCTGCAACAGGACAACGGTCCTTACGCAGAATCGCCGGTCATGCTGGCGCTGTCGGAAATCAAGTCATTGCAATTGATGGGCAAAGGCGAGCTTCGCGCCTTCGGACAATGGACCGATCCGCCGCTGGGAATGCCCAACGATGGGGTGATGAACCGGCCCAACCTCAACCCACGCGCCGTCAACCTGGGCGCGGTGGGCCCGGACGGCTCGCTGCGGGTGAAGCCGCTGATCACCGCGCAATCGCCTGACTTCGCCGAAAAGGTCATGGAAGTGCGGCGCACCCAGGTCAAGGAGACCCTCTACGTCAACCTGTTCCAGACGCTCATTAAAAACCCGGAAATGACCGCCACCGAGGCGATGATCCGCTCCAACGAAAAGGGCGAATTGCTGGGCCCGGCCGGCGGCAAGATCCAGAGCGCGCTTTCCACCATGATCGACCGCGAGCTTGGGATCCTGTCCCGCCGCGGCATTTTCCGTCCAAGTTCGCCGCTGGCGCCGCCGCAATCGCTGCGCGGGATGCCAATCTCGGTGCGCATGACCTCGCCGCTCGACCGGATGCGCCGGGCGAACGAAGGCGTCGGCACCACGCAACTGCTCAACGTCGCCCTGCCGATGGTGAAGGTGAAGCCGGACATTCTCGACAATTTCGACCTCGACAAGACCGTGCGGATCCTGCGGGAAATCTTCGGTGCACCTGCCGACGTCATCGTGCCGGAGACCGTCATGGCGCAAAATCGCCAGGCCTCGATCCAGCAGCAGAACATGCTCAAGACGATGGCGATGGGCAAACAAGGCGCCGAAATGGCCAAGGATGCCTCGATCGCCGGCCGCAATGTCGGCGAGACTGCGCAAACCGCCCCCGCGATTGCCGACGCGCTGGGCGGAATGCTCGATCGCGTAAAGGGTGGAATGACCAACAATCCGACGGCAACGGATACCGCAACACAGAGCACCAATGCGCTCCTTGCCCAATTCGGAAAGGCCCCGGTCCCGCCGGCGTCCGGCTTCCCGTCCGGCGCGTAAGTGGCTGCGCGTCGTCTTCGCGGCTGACTGCGACGAAGCCGGCAATTGCCCGAACTGCGGTATTGATTACGCCGAATGTGCCTGTCCGGGTCCGACTCAGGACGGCTACGCCTACAAAACCGTGCGCGGAATTCTCTATGCGCGAAAGATCACATGCCGTTCTTCAAAAGCCTGATCCAGCACCTCGATCCGCGCAATGCGCGCTCGCGTCTCGAACTGGAAGCGCGCATCGCCGTCGCCTATCAGCGGGTGTTCACCGGCAATGCGAGCGGTGAAGACCAGGGGCTCGTGCTGGTCGACCTGGCGAATTTCACAGGATTTTATCGGGTCACGCCGCCGGAGACTGGCGACCGGGACGCGATCGTGTTCAACGAGGGAATGCGCGCCGCTTACGGGCGGATTTTTCAATACCTGCGAATGTCCGACGTCGAGGTCATGGCGCTCGAGGTTGCGGCCCGACAGACGTCCGCGGGGATCACCGGCCTTGCGCCAAATTTAACGGAGGATTAAACATGCCCCCCGATGCACCGAGCGGGTCCGCACAGCAAAGCGGGCAACCCCAAGGTCAGACACCACCGAACGCCTCGCCGGTCGTTGGTGATTCCTCGTGGCTATCCGGTCTGCAGGATGCAGGCAACCGCGAACTCGTCACGAAAAAAGGATGGGACAAGTCCAATACTCCGGACGTCGTGATCAACGGCTACCGGGAATTGGAGACACGTCTCGGTAAAGCCATTGTCGTTCCCGAGGCAAACGCGCCGAAGGAGGACTACGACAAGGTCTTCACCGCCTTGGGGAAGCCCAAGACACCGGGCGAATACACCTTCAAACTGCCCGACGGTGTTGCGGAAAACTTCCCGTATGACGATGCCTTTGCGACGGAATACAAGAACACCGCGCACGAGGCCGGTCTTGCCCCACGCCAGGCGCAGCAACTTCATGACTGGTTCGTCAAGCGCTTCGCCAAGCAATTGGATGACGCGCAGGAAGGCATGAAGCGGCAGGTGGGCACCGCTCACCAAGAGATCCTGAGCAAGTGGGGTCCGGTCGATGGCGAAGGTTACATCGCCAACATTGGTTACGCGAAAGCCGGCCTGCGTGGGCTTGGCCTGGCGGACACCTTCAAGGCGGCGGGACTGATCGACCAGGGCGGCAACATTGCAAACGCCAAGCTTGCGTTTGCGCTCGCCACGGTCGGCGAAGGGCTTTTCAAAGAGGCGTCGACGCACGGCGGTTCGCCTGGGCATTTCACGACTACGAATCCGTGGAAGGAAGGCCAGGAAAACCTCACCGAGCAAGGTCGCATCCAGCGCGAGAACCCGGAACTAGCCCGGTCGCTCATCAAAGCTGCAGGCCTGGATCCCGAGAAAGCGCTGTTCAAAAACCGCTTTGGCAGGGACCGATAACCGAAAGTCGACATGAGCGGCCTTAACCCGAGCCACATGGGGGTCGCTCATGGTCGTTACCCGTCTCTCCGACGCCATCATCCCGGCAGTCTTCGTGCCCTACATGCTCAAAGAAACGATGACCAAAACGGCCATCTTTCAGTCGGGCATTCTTCGTCAAGACGCGCAACTCTCGAACTTCCTGAGCGGCGGCGGGCAGACCGTCAACGTGCCGTTCTGGAATGACCTCGCCGATTCATCGACCGCGAATATCTCGAGCGATGACCCGGCGGTAACCGCCACGCCCGACAAGATCGTGGCGAACACCGACATCGCCATCCGGCAAAACCGCAACAAGGCCTGGTCCGACGCCGACCTGGTCTCCGAGCTTGCCGGCGACGATCCGATGAAGCGTGTTTCTTCCCGCGTGTCGTCCTGGTGGGGCCGTGAATTCCAGCGGCACCTCGTCTCGACATTGCGCGGCGTGACCGCGGCGAACGCTGCCAGCAACGGCGGCGACATGCAGGTCATTATCGGCACCGACGCGACCGGCGCCCCGGTGGCGGCGGAAAAAGTCTCGGCGAATGCGATCCTCGATGCGGCGCAGACGATGGGTGACGCTTCCGACATTCTCGACACCATCATCATGCACAGCGTCGTCTACACCAACCTCGCCAAGCAAAACCTGATCGACTTCATTCCCGACAGCGAGGGCAAGGTCCGCTTCCCGAGCTACCTGGGATACAATGTTGTGAAGGATGACGGTTGCCCGGCGGTCGCCGGCACCAACCGCCTCATGTATCACACCTACCTGGTGGGGAAGAACGCGCTGGGCTGGGCCGAAGTACCGCCCGACGTCCCGGTGGAAACCTTCCGCTATCCCGCCCAGGGCAACGGTGCCGGCGTCGAGGAGCTTTGGACACGGCGCCAGTATTGTATGCACCCGTACGGAATCAAGTGGACCTCGTCGTCGATGGCCGGCCGCTCGCCGACCGACGCCGAACTGCGTACCGCGGCGAACTGGACCCGCGTCTACGCAGAGCGCAAGCAGATCCCGATTGCGGTCCTGCAAAGCAACGGCTGACAAGGCCTCGCTTTACAAGTACCCTCCTCCGGCAACCGGAGGAGGGCCTATGCCACACGTTAAAGGCGTCTCGAAATTCACGGTGAAGCATGTCGCCCGCCGCGGGCCGCACAAGGGCTGGACGATCATCTACACCTACTACAAGGCGCGGATCATGGTGAACGGAAAGGCCATCTTTCTCGGTCACTTCCAGAGTGCGGAGGAGGCGGGAGCGGCTTATGCCGCCGCCTGCAATCGTTTGACTCGCGAGCCAGGACGGGCGGCGAACTCGGCATTCGCCGTCCGTCCAACTTCCCCTGCCGAAGCCAAGGAGCCGACCTATGGCAAAACGTGAACCTGACGGGACCGTCTCGCTGCAGGAATGCAACAAAAACTACATGGAGAACAACAAGGCCATCGAGCAACAGATGGGTGGCGCGCAGCGCGCCGCGCACCGCGCGATCGACATCGCTTTTGGTAAGGTGGGCGCCAGCGGGCGGGCGATTCGCGAACAGAAATCACTCCGCGCCGTGTCCGGTGCACCCGATCCGATGCACAAACCGACCGGCGAACTGACATGAGAATCGTAGACGCGGAGGATCCCTACGAGACCGGGCCGGAGGAAACCGCCGAATACGGTCTTGTCGGCGAGCCTCCGCCCTATGGTCCGGGGACGCCGACCGGCTTCACCGACAAGCAACAGGCGGCGATGTATTTCGCCCGAAAGCATCGTCGCCAGCGTTTGGGTGTGGTGCCGGGAGGGCCGTCGCTGCCGTCCGCGCTTTATCTGTCCGGGCCCAACCAGGTCACCGAGGGCGCCGCGCCCGGTACGGTGATCGGTTATCTGCAGGTGCTTAACGGATCCGGCACCTACACCTTCACCAAGACCGCGGATCCGTCCGCGAAATTCACCCTGGCCGCCGGCGTCCTGTCCACCGCTGGCGTGTGGGACTACGAGGTGGCGACGTTCTACCCGGTGGAAATCACCGCCAACAATGGCGCCGGCGACGTCCTGGTGCGCACCATCAACGTGCGCATCATCGGTATTCCCGCGCCGCTCCTGTCCGGCCAGAAGGCGGTGCCAATCTCGGCAACGCAGGCGAACATTTCCGTCACCACCGACAGCGCCAACGGGACGCTGTATTTTGTGGTGACGAAAAGCGCGACCCCGCCGACCGCGGCCCAGGTCAAGCTTGGGCAAAATGAGCTTGGTGCGGCGGCGGTCTTT